ATGGGCTCAAGGGCCGTCTCCAAGGCCGTTCGCGTCGTGGCGCTTGTAGAGGCGGCTCCGACCTTTTATATTGCACCAAGCCATGATGGCCTGTCGCGCAAGCCCCAAGCTGCGGTTTTGCGATCACGACAGGCTGAAATTCGTTACCTGAGGCGGGTGGAGCGCGTTTCGCCACCACGCGCCCCACCGCAGACAGCCCGGCGCGGGCGGCATGTTCCGCCGCGCAAGCCTGATCCTCTGCTCCCAAGAATCGGACCGCGCGTGAACAGCCTCGATTTTGACCGCAAGCCTGAAGACACCCGTGTCGTCGTCGCCATGTCCGGCGGCGTCGACAGTTCCGTTGTTGCGGGCATCCTGAAGCGGGAAGGCTATGATGTCTTCGGCATCACGCTGCAGCTCTACGACCACGGCGCGGCCGTCCACCGTGCCGGCTCCTGCTGCGCGGGCCAGGATATCGATGATGCCCGCCGCGTCTGCGAGGTGCTGGGCATTGCGCATTATGTGCTCGACTACGAACAACGCTTCCGCGAAACGGTGATCAACCCCTTCGCCGAAAGCTACATTGCCGGGGAAACGCCGATCCCTTGCGTTGCCTGCAACCAGACGGTCAAGTTCGCCGATCTCCTGGCGACTGCCCGGGATCTCGGCGCCGACGCGCTGGCAACCGGCCACTATATCCGCTCGCGGGCAAACCCGCTGCCGGGCGCGCCCAACCGCCGCTCGCTCTATCGCCCTGCTGACGCCGACCGCGACCAGAGCTATTTCCTCTTTGCCACCACGCAGGATCAGATCGACTATCTCCGCTTCCCGCTCGGCCATCTGACCAAGGCCGAAACACGGGCGCTGGCGGAAGACATGGGCCTTGTGGTCGCCAAGAAGGCCGATAGCCAGGACATCTGCTTCGTGCCACAGGGCAAGTACAGCGACATCGTTTCCAAGCTGAAGCCGAATGCGGCGCTTGCCGGGGACATCGTCCATCTCGATGGTCGGGTGCTCGGCCGCCATGACGGCATCCTGCATTACACGATCGGCCAGAGGCGCGGCATCGGCGTTGCCACCGGCGAGCCGCTCTATGTCGTTCATCTCGACGCCCGCTCCTGCCGCGTCATCGTCGGCCCGCGCGAGGCGCTCGACACGCGCAGCGTCACCCTGCGCGATATGAACTGGCTGGGGGACGTGCCCCTGGAGAGCTTGGAGAAGGATGGCTTCGCCTGCTACGCCAAGGTTCGCTCCACCCGCAGCCCGGCACCGGCCCTGCTCAGGGTCGATGGCGACAGCATCACGGTGGAACTTATGGAAGGCGAAGCTGGAATTGCCCCCGGCCAGGCCTGCGCGCTCTATTCCGGCCCCGGCGAAGACGCCCGCGTCTATGGCGGCGGCTTCATCCTGCGCTCTGAACGCGCACCCGCCGCCGAAGAAGCCCTGCGCCACCTCCTGAACACCCCCGCCGCCGCCTGAGACACTGCGCACAGCCGCATCGACCTCGTCATCCCGACACGGCAAAATACAAGACACGAACCGCCGCATCCCCCTCACCCATTTTTTTCACCCATCGCTTGACACCCCCCTGAACCACATCTTATAAGCCGCCCACCGCACGCAGCCCTTTCAGGGCAGCATCGGTCGGCGGGGTAGCTCAGGTGGTTAGAGCAGCGGAATCATAATCCGCGTGTCGGGGGTTCGAGTCCCTCTCCCGCTACCAATTATCTGCTTTCAAAAACGACTGGACACGCCAGATAACATCGCTTGCGATGCCTTTTGGCATCCATGATGTGTGTAGCCGGATGTAGCCGGACGCGACTTTCCGGAATTTTGACACGAGAAACCGGAATTTTAGGTTTTCCGATCGGTCTGTCAAAATGCGTTCAAAGGCGCTTCAAACTCAGTTTGAGGACGGTCCCTGCGACATTCACTCAAGCCAGCCGTCACGATATAGTTCAGCTCGGAACTTGGAGCACTCCTCGAAGTCAGGTTCTGGCTTTCTGAGCAGGTAGAACCACTCCACCTCCTCGGCCCTCTCTGCCTCGGTCATCCTACCGACTAGTGCATCCATCCATGCTTGGGTTTGCGACCCAATAGCTATCTTGCACGCCTCTGCATGAATTACCTGCTGCCAGATATGGCCTTTCTTATCCGTCGCGAGCGCCTCGCTGTGCATCGAAGCGAAAGCTGACCCTAACAGAAAGAAGCTGATGGCTAGCGTTTTCACCCCTTTGGGTCCACTCTGATAGCCCATATCACCTCTCATCTGCATCGCTGATCGTTTGCTTCTCTTCATCTGAAAGCTCATACGGGATGATCATGGTAACAGGCTCTGCCCAGACCAGAAGCTGGTTTAGGCGCTGCTCCCCGTTGACCGTTCCCAGATCCCATCGCCCTGCCATCCAAGCCTTCCGGACTTTCCGAGTGAGTATCCGCCCTTCCGGCGTTTTCACGATGCAGAGTTTGTTGTCGATAGCGTCAGACGGCGGCGTCTCATTGTCCTCATAGCAGAGCAGCCACCCGTCCTCGATCGCGCCCATTGTATGCCCTCTCATGGGCCTGACAGCTGACCGTTCCGTTATCGTCGGAAGGGGGACACGGAAGATGGGACGGCGCATCAGTTTCTCACAATCAGCTCACGGGCTGGCGATCCTTTGCCGCCGGACACTGAATAGAGCAGATCCACATCCACCACGTCAAACCGACCGAACATCTCGCGCGTCTGCGGGACGTCATTGATCGATAGGACGAAATTCCCCTTCAGCCTTGAGAGGCGACCGGCCATCACCTCGAACTGATCACGGCCGAAGAGCGCCGCTCCATAGTCGCCCTCATTCCCGAAGTACGGCGGATCGAGATAGAACAGCGCCCCCGGTCGATCGTAGCGATCGATGAACGCCAGCCAGTCCAGGTTCTCAATCACAACGCCGGTAAGCCGCTCGTGCACGTCTTCCAGGAGCGGAGCAAGGCGCGTGAGGTTAAAGCGAGCGCCGCCGTCATGAATGACGCCGAAGTTCTGGCCCGACACCTTGCCTCCGAATGCGAGCTTCTGGAGATAGATGAAGCGCGCCGCGCGCTCCAGATCGGTCAACGTGGACGGGTCGCAGGCCTTTAACCGTTCGAACTCGCGACGGCTGGTGATCTGGAACTTGAGGCAATCCATGAACTGCGGATAGTGCCGCTGCAGGATCCGAAACAGGTTCACGATGTCGCCGTTTCGGTCGTTGATCACCTCGTGTCGAGGTGCCGATCGGCGACGGAAGAACACGCCTCCCATACCAACAAATGGCTCTGCATATGTTGTGTGCGGGATCTCCGCGATCATCTTGACCAAGCGCGCGGCCAAGGTCCTTTTGCCACCGATCCATGCAGCCGGCGGCTGGGTGTTAACTACGTCTCTAAAGCCGTCTTCAAGGGGCATTTGATGGTTCCGAGAATCATGCCACACGGAGGCACCTCGAAAGAGGTCTGGGTGTGACAGTTATCCTCATTTGCTGTCGGAAGGGTCTCGCCTCGTAAACTTGGCCCGTCCTCGGAGGCTTGCCTCCGGCACCTGGTGCATCGGCCGCGATCGAGCGCGGCCGATAGTCTTTTTCCCATCACATGATGACGGGCTGGTGGATCAAGCAACCAGCGGCGAAAGCACCGCGAGATGCGGCATGTTTACGCGAACGCGGCCGGTACCGGGCGTGGCGCAGACCAGCTCCAGCGCACGGAAGCTCAGGTATGCCCGTGCCGAATAGCTCGGAACGAGCAGAGGCTCGGTTGCGAGATCGAGTGAGAACCCTTCGGTCGACGGGTAAACACCATGCGTCAGATCGTTGAGAAGCGAGTGCGTGACCTGTGTGACGGTCGCACCGTCAAGTGTCCCGCTCATCTCGATCTGGGTCTGAGCTGATGCCAGCCCCGTGGAGCCCGGCATTACGGTGATCTTGCCGAAGCCCTGCACGATGGTGCCAGGAAGCCAAGCGTCACCGGGCAAACCAGTCCCTGCAAGGTCCTGCGTCATGCGGACGCCGCCACCGGCCGTGGTGACGTTGTAGTCGATCACCGCGTCGTTCCCGTTGCCATCAGGGTTCGGCTCAACACCGAGCGTGAACGTCGTCGTCGTGTCGCCGGTGACGCGGCGGAACAGCCATTCAAAGGGAATGACCGTCGTCCCTGACGCAAGAGCCCCGCCTGTCTGGATGATGCCGGCCGACCCGGATGTTGCTGTCAGCAACGGGTTGTTGGCCAGCTGCATGCCGTTGGTCCGCTGGTTGCTCCCGTCCACAGAGTTGCGAGGAATAACGCGGGGCACGATCTCCGGCATGACCTTCGCCATGAGCTTGCCGACATAGAACGAGCCGAGCATCGCTTCGTGGGTAAAGGCACCCTCGCCTGACCGCATGTAGTTGGTGCGGAAGACGATCGCCGCCTGCGATGTGGTGGGATCGTGGAGGACGGAGGGGGCATCGATCAGCCAGACGTTTGGCCGGAGTTCCGCCATCCGGCGCAGAGCTGCGTTGTAGATCACGAGCTGCTTGATCATCGCGGCTGTAAAGTTCGACGAGCCATGACAAAGGGCCACAACAACGCGCATGCCAAGATCCAGCGCGGCGTCCACCTTCTTCAGCGTGTCAGCAAAAGCGGCGGCTCCGGACTCAAGCGCAGACACCGTCACGCCGGTGACAGCGTGGACGTACGGTGCCTGCCCGAAGTTGTTGATGGCCTCGCTGATGAGCAGTACGCCTGCGCCGGTCGCTAGCGCCGCGTCAAGGCGAGCAAGGACCTGGTCGGTGCGCTCTCCGGACTTGCCGAAGTTAAAGCAGCGCGTGACGCGGTTGCCGGACAGGGCATTGGCGACGTTGTAGTGATTGTAGGCGCTGCGGTTCCGAAAGACCGGTGTGTCGAGGTGGAGTTGCTCGATGGTGCTGTCACCGAGACCGACCCAGGTGTTGAAGGACCGGGGCGTCATTGCCCTGCCTATGGGCATTCGCCCGGCAAGCCCGGTGGCGTCATGCCCAAGGAAGTGCGTCAGGGTACGAAGGGTTTGAAGGTCGAGTTCGCCGGCCATTTAAGCAGCCTTTCCTTGGAGGTTGGTGCGGGAGTTGTCGGGATTGAGCATTGTCAGGACGACGTACGAGCCGTCGGCCTGCTTCCCCTGCAGGAAGACGTATCCCGGCGATGGCTGCGGTGAGCCGCCACCTTGCGGCAGAGCAGAAGGTCCGCCGAAACGCGTCGCAAATTCCCGACTAAGCAGTCTGTTGGTGAACGGCGCCATTACTCGAAGCTCCATGCTTTGAGGGCGTCACCGGCCTTGTTCCCGCTCCAGACGAGCCGGACAAAGGCGAGCTTGCGGCATACCATCATGCCTTCGGACGACGGACGCATGCCGGCGATCGGCACCCACGGGGCTGCAGCGTCCAGGCGGCCCTGGTACTCGATCGTGGCGCCGCTGCCGTCCACGGCCGCGCCCTGGACAATGAAGTCTGCGGCTGGCGTCCAAGGGTCCGAGATGCCCGCCGCCTGCGTTGTGTCTATTCGGATAGGCATGATCAGAGGCCTTTCGAACGCCATGCCGGCGCGTCAGAGTGATAATTAGTTGATGGTCTTGGCTTCCGCCGGCTCGGCGGACGGCGCTGCAGCAGGATCGGCGGCCGGGGCCGAGGCGGCTGCCGGCGGCTGACCGGGATTGAGCATCTGAAGGACATATTCCGGATCGTGCTTCTGAAGCCGCGCATAGGCTTCGGTCAGCTGGTTCGACAGATTGTCGATGCCCTGCGCGAGCGTGTCGCATTCGTTCTGCAGGGCTTCGTTGCGGCGCTTCATGGAGCTGATCAACATGGACATGCTTAGTTTCCTTGTGAGGTTGTCGTGGATGGAGAGTTTAGCTCGGCGGCTCATTCGCCCGCCCAGATGACGTTGCTGGCAGCGGCAATGGCGGTTGCCGTTTCAGCCAGCCCGACCGCTTTTTTGGCCGCCATTCGCTTGGCCTCGACGCCGGCCGAGATGTGCTGCCATGCTGCAAAGGTATCGACGATCTGCTGGGCCTTCTCGATCGCGGTCATACCGTCAGCCTCGGCCTCGGCGACGATGTGCGGGATCTTGTCGTTGGCGATGCTGCTGTTTGCGAGCTTGCCGCGCGCTTCTTCCAGCTTCTGCTGGTAGGCCATAACCTGACCGAAGCCGGGCGTGATGAACTGCATCCGGTAAGCCTCGGCCGACCGGTCGACCTTCAGGACGGCAGCGGCGCGCAGCGCATCGAGATCGATGTCGATTGCTGGAGGGTTCCAGCCGACGATCAGGTTGGAAAGAGCATCCGGCAGAACAGGCCAGTCGCCTGCCGTCTCGAACAGGATGTCCTCGGACTTTGAGAACTGATCCTCGATCGAGGAAAGGTCAGCGGCCGACAGTTCCGAGACCATCTTCGCAGCCGCCGCGTACCAGAAGTCCCGGCCGTTGAAGATCTGCTGGCGGGCAAGCCAGATCGCCGCGCACACGGCCCATCGTTCGGCCCTCTTGGCCTTTACGGCCGCGATGACGGCCTCGGCCATGCATTCGTACATGCTGTCGATATTGTACATTTCCGTTCCTTTGCTTAACCGGTTTTCGTGCCGAGCTTCACACCGATGCGCCCGACGCCGATGGTGAAGTCGGAGGCGGCCGTGTTCTTCTTGATTTCGAGGGCGTAGCTGTAATTGCCGGACGGTCCCGCCGGCTTCATGTGGATGAGGTAGGCGGAGATGACGTCGTTCACGTCCTGCGACGTGTCGGTAAAATAGACCTTCCCGTATTCGACATCGGACGTGTAGGCGCCGTTCAGATACTCCCTGAGGCGGAACTGAACGGAGGCGCTCGTGGCGCCACCGAGGTTCGTGCATCGCACACGGAAGCTCGCAACGACTTCCAGCCCATCCTGCGACGGCTTGGTCACGTCGGCCGAAACACGCGCCTGGAACGCCGTGGTGATGGTGAAGGCATCGGGGTTTGCACTGACGCCAAGATAGCCCGTGGCCCGCGCCGCAAGCTTGTCATAGGACACGCCGCCGACCACGAGCTTGTCCGTCGTGACAGATCCCGCCTGCAGCATCGCGGTCGTGATGGCGTCCGCAGCGATCTGAGCTGCCTTGATCGCACCATCGACGATCAGCTCGCCGGCGTTGCGCTCGAACGCACCGATACTGCCGAAAAAGACCGGGCCGGCGGTGTTGTTGCGCTGAACAAAAAGTTCGATGATCGAGGTTGCCGCGTTGGCAGGGGAAACGAGATTGACGGTCTGCAGCCCGGTCCCGCCGGCGCCACGGTTGCCAGTGCTTGCGTGGTCGTAATAGCCTGCGAGTGCGCCGTTTGCGTCGAGCCAGAGAACGCGGATGAACGCGTTGTAATTGCTGTTCGAGTAAATGGCCCCGGTGAACCGATAGGATGTCGCCCCTTTGACCGGGAACGAGCGGCTCTGGCAGTTCGTGTAGCCTCCAGATCCCCAAGGCCCAGCACCAAACTGCATTCCGTTGTAAGACTGGAACAGCCCGTGGTCGCCCCACACGATCCAGCCGGGGATCGTACCGACCCAGGCCTCAGTGGACGTCATCTGGTTGTCCGGCACCAAGTTGCTGAAGTCGGTGATGACGAGCTGCTTTGCAGAGATCGAACCGGCCGCGATCTCACGCGCACCAAGGGTATTGGCTTGAAGCTTGTCGCCAGAGATCGTCGCGCCCTGGAGCTTGTCACCCGTGATGGTGCTGCCCTGGATGTTGATAGCCGAGATCGCATTCGCAGCGATGGTGCCGGCTGTCACGGCGTTGGCCGCGAGCTTGCCGGCCACAACGGAGTTTGCAGCCAGCTCGTTCGCCGTGATGGTCAGAGCAGCGATGTGCGAGCCGGTGATCGTATCGGCCTTGATCTCGTAGCCGGTGATCGTCGCGGCAAGAAGGCTGTCAGCCGAGATGGTCCGGACCGCGAGCTTGTCCCCCGTGATCGTACCACCTGCGATCTTGACCGCCGTGATCGCGTTAGCCGCGATCTGGTCGGCCGACACGGCGCCCACCGCGATCGTGCCGGCTGTCACCGCGTTCGCTGCGATCGTGCCGGCTGTCACCGCGCCGGCCGCCAGCTTGCCAGCCGTGATCGCGCTGGCCGCGATCTTGTCGGACGTAATCGCGTTGGTGACGATGTTGCCAGCGTCGATCAAAGTGACGCCCGCCGGCCCCCAGGGTGAAAGCTCCGTCTGGTTCGGATTGCATTCGCCAAAGTAAGGCAGCGCCAGCCACGTGTAGCTGTCGACACCGTACGCTGCAGAATGGCCCCAGCAGCGGAAGAAGACATAGGCGAAGGCCGTGCCGGCTGGCGCGGGATTAAGTCTGCCTCCGATGCGGAGATAGTTGCTCAGCTGACCTTGTGGGTCGAAGTTTTGATGCGAAGGACCATCATACCAGCCGTAACCGAGGTTGTTATTGTTGCGGTCCCGCCAATCGACGTAGGCTCGAACATAGCTGCTGCGATGACCGAAGGCGTAGATTGAGATCTCATAGTTTCCCCCGGCCTTGACCGGAAAACGCATGATCTGCTTCGTGGCAGGATCGATTGGAGAGACGTCAGCGAACTGATCGTTCACCTGCGCTCCGCGTTGCAGAACCTGAAGCGAACCGGTGCCTGCGACACCAAACTGGTCGGTCCGCATCTCAAGGATCGGGTTGCCCCAATCGCCTCCCGAGACGTTCGCCTGCCAGCCCGTTGTTCCTGCCCGCAGATCCGAGTTTGGGATCATATTGCGGCCGGTGCCAACAGCCAGCTTATCAGCCGAGATGGCGCCGGCCGCGATTTTTGCAGCGGTGATTGCATTCGCGGCAATCTGATCGGCAGCGACAGCCCCGGCCGCGATCTTGCCCGCCGTAATCGCGTTGGCGGCGATCTCAGCAGCCGTTACGGCATTGGCAGCGATCTTGTCCGTTGTGATCGAATCCGCGGCAAGATGAACGGTGGAGATCGACCCGTCGACAACGAGTTTAGCACCTTCGGCCTTTCGAAGTGAAAGGCGGTCGATGATCAGGTAGCGCGTCGTCGATGTGCTGTGATGGTAGATTTGGATCTGGCAATATGCGGCGTTGTCAGGAACCTGTATTTTCCCGGAGCGCTTTTCCCATGAAGATGGAATGGGCTGGTTGCCCTGGACGTCCGTGAACTGGTTGCCGGGAAGCGCCGTCTTGGTCCTGTCGAACCAAAATATGCGATAGTAAAAGCCGGCAGGAGACGAGCCGTCCGTTGTTCGGATGACGGCTTCCCATGAGAGCCAATCGAGCGACGTGATCGGGATATAATCCTTGGTGATCATGTTGATCGAGATTGTGCCGCCCGACCCTCCAGCCTTGCCGTTGTCCAGGATGAGCGAATACCGGCCGGTCTTCGTGTCACCCGTCCACAGCCAAGCGGCAGGGCTCGTTCCGAGGCTTGCAAAGCCGTTCCAGGGAACGGACATGTTCCAAAGGTCAGGCGTGCTGCCCTGCTCGAACTGGCCGTCCTGAATGAAGTTTTCGAAGTCGGCGAGGATCAATTGCCGCGCTGAGATCGCGTTCGCGGCGATCTTGTCGGCAACCACGGCATTGGCCTGCAGCTTCGGCGTCGAGATCGCGTCATCGGCGATCTTCGTGTTCGTCACTGCATTGGTAGCCAGTTTGTTCGCATCGACGGCGAGCGCCGCCAGCTTCGCGTTCGTGATGGCGAGATCAGAGATCTGCGACGAGACCAACTGCCCCGTGATGTCGATCGACGGTACGGCAGACGTGAACGCCGAGCCCACGTACCGATAGAGCTTTCCGTCGGTCGTGAGGATGACGGTCCTGCCCTGGACATTCCCTGTCGTCGGAAGAGCCGAGACCGCCTCGACCGGGCGGATGCCCGAAGCGAACTTCGTGGCGTCAATCGCCGCAGCGGCCAGCTTCTGCGCCGTGATGGCCGCATCAGCGATCTGCGAGCTGACGATCGTGCCGGAGATCTCCACGGACGGAACGGACGCCGAGTAGGCACCGTTCGTCCAGCGATAGAGCTTGCCGTCGATAGTGATGATCTCTTGCGTCTTCGTCGTCGGGACAACCGTTCCCTCAACAACGCCGATCGGCTGGATGCCCGAGGCGAACTTCGTGGCATCGACGGCCTGGGCGGCGAGCTTGTCGCGTTCGATCGCGCCATCGGCGACCTTCGAGGCGATAACAGCACCGTCCTGGATCTTGGAAATCGTGACAGCGGCGTCGGCAAGCTTTGCCGCGATCACCGCGCCGTCGGAGATCAGCAAGGACGTCACCGCAGCCAGAGCGATCTTGGCTGTCGTCACCGCTTGGTTGGCGAGCTTGACGCCGGTCACCGCCTCGTCGGCGATCTTGGATGCTGAGATCGCGGCCTCGGCGATCTTCTGTTGCGTCACGGCATTGTCGATCAGGTCCTTTGACGAGAACCCGATATCCGGCGTCGTCAACGGGATCCAGGCCGAGTCATCCGTTTTGCGCGACGAATACGGAACGAGCTTTCCCTGCACCTCGTATTCAGTCGCTGGCCAGAGCCACATGCCGGTGAGGATCCACTCGCTCGATGTCGCGGAATAGGGGAACTGGTCGCTTTCGAACACGACCGCGCCAGTGGCTTTCAGCCTGACACGAACAAGCACCCGTGCAACGTCCGCGAGATTGGCAGCGCAGGACACGATAATGACCGGGCGTCGGGCTTGGCCGTCCGGATCGGTCATGATGTCGGCGCGTGCATCCCAGCCCGTCATAGGCTGGACCGGCACATCAATACGGCCGATCCAGCCGCTCGACGTGACCTGTTGCATGTCACGGACCCAATCATAGTCGGTCGGGTCGATCTCCTGCAGGGTCACGATCTGGTTCATGTCCATCTGGCCGCGCCGCTCGGTCACCAGAAAGCGCTTGTTCACATAGCCGTTGTGTTGGGACGTCCAGGAGACGACATCGATGCCGGCCTCAAGAACATAGGCCATCGGCGGCATGGGGACCTGATGACGCCGGAAGCGCCGGGCCTCGGCGAGGATCGCGCGCATCAGTTGCTGGACCTGCCGATTGTGCGAGGTCGCGCCAAACGAGATGTCGGCCAGATTGCGCTTGCCGTCGAGCGCCTCGAACGCATCGCTGCGGACGACCGGTGCATCCTTGGCGACCCATGCCTCTTCCGGGTTCGGATATTTGCCGGTCACACCGTTGATGGTGAGGTCCACGGACGGAAACGGATCAAAACCCGAGGGTTCGGAGATGAGCGTATCCGCGTCGGTGAAGCCGAATACGGGTGCACCGAAGATGCCGTTCTTCATTTTGAAGACGCCACCCTGATCCGTCAGTCGGCCGTTCTGGGCTTTGCGAAGCTCCTCGATCACGGTGAGCGGCACCATGTCGCCGGTGATCTCGTAGCCGCCGCGCCATTGCGGTTCGGTTGAACCATCGGCGCGCTCGACCAGGCGCCCGGCTTCCTGACAGGCCGCAATCCAGTTGGACGACGGAAGGCGACGAGCATCAACCTTCTGGCCGCCGTAGAACCATTCGCCCTTGTAGCGAAGGCCGCGCAGGACGTTGTAGGTCATCACCGCGAGGTTATAGGACGGCTCGTGGGTGCTCGGATCATCCCAGCGATGGGCACCGTTGCCACCATTCGTGCTGTCTTTGCGGATGTCATAAAGCGGCAGTGGCGCCGGCTCGAACAGGACCTTCGGCTGCCCTTTGAAGTAATCGCGCTCCCAGCGATACGTCATGATGGCATAGGGAATGCCGCGACCAATCATGGTGGCGTCCCATGGCCGCTTCTTGTCATCCTTGAACGTCTTCAGAAGGAAGGGGTCAGTGACCGTCTGCGAGCCGTTGTAGAACTTCACCCAACAGTAATCGTGAACGGTGCCTTCAGTGTCGCGATATTCCTTCAGTGGATAGCCACGGCCGAACACTGTGTCCGGCTCGTTCCAGAGGATCGTGCACTTCTCACCTTCGATCCAAATACCGTCGAGCCCAGAGAGCGGGATGGTGCCCAGCTCATAGACTTCGGTCAGATAGGTGTTCGGGGTGTCACCGTCATAGTTGCCCCAGGTGCCCACATACTTACGCTTGCCGCGCGTAGCGTACTGGCCGATCGTGGTCGAAACCGGCTGATCATCCCCAACATCCGCCTGGATCTTCGCGCCAACGGGCGGCGGCGCATCCGGCGCTGTCGCCATGGAATAGAGTGTGGTGGCCGCAGCCAGCGCCAGACTGACAACGGCGTTGACGATCCCGGTCCCGGTCGCCACGGCGCTGAACACTGCAACGGCCGCGCCGATCAGAGGACCGGCTGCAGCGGGTTCCGGGTTGCAAAGAAGGATGGTAAGCGCCGTGGAGGCGAGAGCGACTGCCTTGAACATCAGCCCACCCGAAAGGCGCGAACCGCCTTCTCCCGATCGACGGTCGCCAGTCCGTGTTCACCCATGACCCATATGCGATCGAAGTCGAAGACGCCGAGCACATGGCGGAACGGCGTATCGGTCGGGATCGCGGCGATATCACCCGTCTGCGCTTCCACCGGATGATCGTATTCGGGAAGAAGCGAGGCAGCGAAGTCGGCGAGATCTTCGAACCCTGCCTTGCGCATGAGGCGATAGGCCGAGATCGCGTCGTGATAGTCGCTTCGATCGGGCACGGGCAGCGCCGCGCCCGTGATGGCACTCGTTGAGGCTATGGCAAGCTGTCCGCAATCGTTCTGCGCCCAGGCAAACGGTTTGCGGCGGATGTCATCGAACACATCGCAGAATGGTCCGATCCAGAGGTCGCGGCGCTTCAGCTCGATCATTCTTCGCCCCACGGTTCGATCCAGTTGGTCACGGAGCCGGCATATTTGCCGAAGTTGTCGACCTCGCCGTTCGGCCCCTTGCGCTTCTTCTGCTCCTCCGCGCTCGACTTGGCAGGGTTCGGCCGGGTGAGGTTCACCATGGCGTCGTTGACGAGCCGGATCTCCAGCACCTCGCCGCCGGCATCCTCTCCCGCCTCCTGGACGCTCGCGCCGTCGATCACGCCGAGGTAGTCGTTCTCCGGCATCGAGACGAGCTGGCGCGTTGTCGGATGGAGAAGCCCGATCCAGATCTCCAGCGAGCCGGCGCGACAGTCGAGGCCGCGCGCCATGTCTTCGACGGCATCGTTGAGCATGGTCATGGAAACGGTGCGGGTGTTGACCTCCAACGTCGAGGTGCTGAGGCTCTCGCCGACATCTAGATCCACCTGCCCCTGGAAGGTGCGCGTATAGACCGCGCCGTCGATCAGCGACCGGACCTCGACCGTCACCGGCCGATCGCCCGACCAGAAGTTCTTGGTCTCTAGCGTCGTGTTGCCGTTCGCGTCCGGATACGTCCGTGCGATCACCGATATGAACCACCGCGGCACGATCCCGTCAAAGGGCGCGTTTTGCAGCATGGCGAAGAAGGAAGGTTCGACGGTCTTCATGGCTTTTCGATCGCGGTAAAACCGGCGCCTTCCGTGAGGTGGCGGCGCGCGCGGCCGGGCATGTGGCTGTCGGGCATGATCACCATGCGGCAGGCGGGCTTGGCAAAGTTCGTGATGGCGTTCACGGCAAGGCCGTCCGGCACATTCGGGAAAACACTGAGTGCCGGCGTGACGCCGTCGCCGCCGGCGACACCGCCTTCGGAGATCTCAAGGAACGCGTACTGGACCGGGTTGCTGCCCCAGGACACCTGGAACTTGTCGGCGATCGTCAGCACGTAGCCGGCGGGCAAGCCCTTGAAGCTGATCGAGCGCCGGTCATTGCCGATCGTGTTGATCTGGACAAGGCTGCTACCGAGAACGAGGCCGCGCGGATCTCGCTGCGGATAAGGCGACAGCGGATCGAACAGCCAGAACGTCTCCTGGGCACCGCGCAGCGCGCGGATCTGAGCCGCGTATTGCTTCATCTCGCCGCTCGATCGCCGGTCGAGTTCAACGACCGCGCGCCAAAGCGGGTCGGCTAGCTCGCTCTGCCAGATCCGGCCGCTGCCCTGACCGGACAGGCTGTCACGGCGCTTGATGCCCCATTCGACACTGGAAATCGGAAGGCGATCAGCAAAGAACGGCAGGCTGTAGGGGAATGTCAGGGTCATTGGCCCCTCACAAGCGGACGCTTCTTGATTTGGGCAACGCGTGTTGGCAGGTTCTTGTCATAGGCGCGAAGCCCCTTCGACACACCACGATCGACGGCCTCCTCGATGTCGCGGTCGCCGCGCGGGTTTTCGACGTTGACGATGATGTCGCCTCTGTTCGCCGCATGATGTCCGTTGATGGCAAACATCGGGTCGCTCGTTGCCCTGGTCGGGTAGACCGGCGCTGGTGCGGAGATGCGCGGCACAGACATGCTGGACCGCGAGCTGCGGCCGGCGTTGAGGTTTTCCAAAAGCTCGCGCACGCCGGGCTTTGCCACAACGCTCGCCTTGACCACATATTCCTGACCATGGACATAGCCGGCGATGGCATCGCGAGCGCCGTCGCCCGTCCAGCCGCCGGTGTCATAGAGGCCCTTTCCGGGGTTGCTTACAGCGAAGTTCGCTTGGGCGCCGTTGGGGATGAAGTTCGGCAGGAACGCTGTCAGAAGCGAGGAAAAGAACCCACCTCCACCGCCGCCGGACGGTGCTGCCGGAAACATATTGGCGAGGTTTTGTCCGGCCTGACCGAGACCCTCTCCAAGGCCACTCAGACCTTTGACGGCGGTAGACGATGCGCCTTCTAGACCACCAATGGTCTTGCTGGCGGTCTGGCCGGCTGTCGCAAGCTTTTCCAACGCCTTGGACGCGGTGTCGTCGATGCCCTTGCTCTCCGCGCCGGGCCATAGCGACCGCTGCGCAGAATTCAGGCCACCTTCCCACGAGCCCCCGCCCATGCCGACTTTGTTGCCGGCAAGGTCGAAATGCATGTTATCGACGGCGCCATACTTGCCTTTGCCACCGGAGAAGTAACCGCCCCAGCGAAACTTGTCTGCCAATTCGGGGTAGTCTCGCATCTGCACAGCGCGTGCCGACTGCGCAAACTGCTCGTAGCTCCGGAAGCTCGCGGCGTCCTGGTAGTTTCCGAGCTTCCGGCCGGACATAAGATCGGTCAGGCTGACGTCAGTTGCGATCCCCTGCCCGTGGAACCGGGGATCGCCGGCACGGAAGCCCGATATAGCATCGACCTTGAACTGTGGGGATGCGAGCGCCGCCTTGTTGAGGATGTCGGTCAAACGAGCATCGACACCAGACTTGTAGTTTCCGACCATGGAGAGGGTCGAGCCGAGGACCGAGCGCGTGACAGCTTCGACTGGCGCGGCAAAGGATTGAGCACTGGCAGCCGGCGTGTTCTGATTGGCCGCGACTGGCGCACCCTTCATGAGGCGCCCGATCACGTCCGACAGCTCTGTGCGATCGCCACCCAGCAGCATGTTCTTGATCGAGTTTGTGCCCAGGTCCTGGAAGAACTTGCCGACGTCCCCGAGAAGGCCTTTCAAAGCCCCTTTGAAGTCTCCTTTAAGCAGCGAGCCGAAGATGTTGTCGATCGCGCTTTCGCCGGCAGAACTCACCATATCCCAGGCGGCTTTCTGCTTGGCGAGTTCCGTGGTCATCTGGCCGATGAGCCGCGACTTCTCGCGCAGCTGGTCCGCCTCCGTGCTGTTGCGGCTGATGCCGAGTTCCCGGATTTTGTTTTCGGTTTCGAGCTGCCGCATCGCCTCGGCGCGTGCGGATTGGCTCATGGTCACAAGGCCAAGCTCGGAGCGGAGCTTCTCCAGCTCTGTGTCCTGTTCACGTAGCGCCTTCTGAGCGGCCATCTGTTCGGCCAGCTGGCCATAGGCAGCAGCCTTCTCGCGGATCAGCGCCAGCTCTTTTTCGTCAACGGCCGTCCCGTTGCGGGCGGCTTCAGCCTTCAGCTCGGAGGTCAACTGGAACTGGAGCCGTAGCCGTTCCTGCTCGCTGACGGTCTTTCCGATCAGGCTGGCTTCAAGCTGCTGGCGCTCGATCGACGTCTGCAGCGCGGTGTCTCTGGAGCGTCGTGCATCGGCAAGCTGCTTTTCAGCACCGAGGAGTTCAAGGGTACCTGCTCGCTCAATGCGCTGACGACGGGTCTCTGGAGTTTCGGTGTCATTGTATTCGGCCGAAGCCGATTGCCGTGCAGCCGCAGATCGCTCCTGCGGAGATTTGGCGCGCATCCGGGCAAGCTCGGCCTCGTACGCTTCGCGTTCACGCTTGCGCTGCACCTCTTGCTGCTGCTGGTAAAGGGCGAGGTTGCCCATGTCCTCACGGTTGGTTGTTCCGCGCGACAGCAGCAGGCCGTTCGGGCCGCGATCATTGAACAGCTTGACGCGTTCCTGCTCAGCCTGCCGCAAAGCCTCGGCAAGATCCCGGTATGGCTGGATTGCCTCAAGTGCATCGGCCGCCAACTGACGGATGCCGGCATTGTTTGAGGTAGAGCCGATGCGTTCAAGGTTTTCCGCAAGCCTCAGGACATCGGGACTGCCCGTAATCGTCGCCGCATGGAGAGCGTCGAAATCGGCCTTCAGAGTTTTGAAGATATCTGTCTCGCGAAATTCTGGAGCGGACAGACCGATCGCGCTGTCGTTCTTGTCCTTTGCCTTTGCTATGGCATCGCCGAGCGACTGGTCCTTGACGCTGTCACGCAGGCGCTTCTGCAGATCAAAGATACTGTTCTGAAGGCCAAAGGTCGCCGCCTGTGTGCTGACACGGCCGTAACGGCTGCTCTTGTCAGCAGCCTCGCCCCAAAGGTCCCGAACGCGCTTGATCGCTTCGGACTGCTCTTTCAGCACGTCCTCGACCGTCTTGCTCTCCTTTGCCGCCGATCCGAAATACTGGATCAACGCTGCGGCGCCGGCGACAGCGGCGATCGTCACCAGCGAGATCGGGCTCAAGAGCGACGTGAACGCTGCAACAAGACCCGCAACCGGACGGTCCATGCTGGCCAGAACAGACGAGAGCTGTGTTCCCTGCTGAAGCGCGATCTGCAGGGGCGACATGCCCATGGCAGCGGTCACGCCGATGTCTTGGAACTGCGCCGCGATGTTGGCCGTGTTAAAGTTCTGCGGTGCGTTTTGGTTGGCAGCCGCCTGCTTCAGCTCAGTCGACCGGTCACGAAGCGCATCAACCGACCGGAGCGCCGTTTGACGCTGCTGCTCCATGGCAGAGGTCATCTCTTTCGTGGACAGGATCCCGGCGGCATGCGCTGCCTGGATACCGGCGACCTCCTGTTTGTAAGTGCGCATCGTCGCATAGAGCGGGTTGTATCGCGCGCGCAGATCATCGAGCGCACGCCCCTCATTGCCGAGCGCCTTGACCCGCTCGGCATAAACGTTGCGATCGGCAGCAGTCCCGAGACCAGCGGCAGCCTGTTCGAGCTTGTCGAGTTTGGATGATGTCTGGTCGGCCGCCGTACCGATCGAGGCGACAGCCGCGACAGCGACCTGGCCGCCCTGGACGGCGGGCCCGGCATCGAGATCGATGCGTCCGGAGATCCTAAGAGGCGACGCCATCACTCAGCCTCGTTCAGAATTTCGAGAGCGGCGCTCTCCATGGCCTGGATGTCGGCAAAGACCTCGGCGGACGCATCGTGGCGCTGCAGCACGATCTGGCAGGCCGTGTAGTCGAGCCCGATGAAGATCATGCCGAGCTGAAGGCCGACCACGCGCCATTGTGTCGAGCAGGCGACGAAGGCGACGAAGGCGACGAGTGATGACCAATTGCATTCCATGATGTCGATTGCCCCTGCAGCATCTTCTTCGCCTGCTTCGTCGTCCTCGATCGCGACCTCGAACCCCAGATCGCGAAACTGCTGCTGCATCTTGTCGTCGATGCTGGCAGCTCGGGTTTCATCCGCGCGGCCGCGCCGGGCATACGCCCAGGACCTGGCCGCGCTTGTCAGTTTCCCAAGCGGGCTTTGCCAGTGTCGATCGCCTCGGCGTAGGCGACGTTGAGGGCATCCCGGAAGCTGTTGCGCTTGAGTGCCTGGATGAACATCTCGGTCGAGAATGGCAGGGCTTCCCCAGCCTCATCCACAACGCCGCGCCAGTTGCGGAACACCCGGTGAAACACCTGCAGCTCATGCGCATCGAGCTTGGCGGCGACCGACTTCAGGACTTTGTCACTGACGTTGCCTTCGGCCTCTGCGAGGATCGCATCGCGCGCTGCCTGGTTGAACTTCACCACGTCCCGATCGAGGATCTCCATCTCGATTTCGAACTCGTACTCGGCAAAGGTGCCGGGCTTTTCCGGGCTGGGCTCATAGACCTTGACCGGCCACCAGGTCGTGAGCGTCTTGACCATGCGAAACATCGTATTCCCCCGAAGCGATAAAGAGCGTTTGAAGGCCGGTTGAACCGGCTTTCACGTCATTTGAAAGTGATGGTGAATTCGTTGGCGCCGCCCGTGGTCATCATCAGCGGCAAGCCGTAGTTGACGATCTTCTGGGTCTGCCCACGTGTCGGCCGGCCGATCTGAACCGCGTCGGCCGAGAAGGTGACGATGTTGCCCGCCGTCTTTCCGTGCTGCGAGGCCAGTGCGCCGAGGACGTGGCTGTCGGCCGCCTGGAACCAGTTCTTGGTGGCAAGCAGCGTGGCTTCGAGCGTGGCGTTGCCGGTCATCTTCCGGTCAACGTGCTCAATGCCTTCGTAGCCGATCAGGAAGCGCGGCTCGATCTGGTTGCCGAGATCGAACGTGAAGCCCTCGCAAGGTCCGGTGTAGGCGTGAAGGCTGAAATCCGTGTTGGCCTTGGATACCGGAACCGGCTTTTTCCATGCGGTGAAGACAGGGGCCACGCGCGGCACGTCGGAGATGATGCCGAGGAGGCCCGTCATCGTGAACCGGAAGCGCGGGATCTGCTTCGGCGTCAGACCGCCCGAGAGGTTGCCGCGCGCGCCGAGCAAGACATGGTTGACGCCGTCGTCGTTGAAGTAAATCGAGACCGCTTCCTGCAGAGTCGAGATCGGGCTGTACTTTACGTCCTGGCCGGCCGTGACGACTTCCTTCATGGCGCTGGCGCGCAGAAGTGGGCCGCACGCCGGCGCCGTACCAGCCGTGCCCGAACCCGCGATCTCGACATCGAATGCGAGCGTGGCGTAGCTGCCCACCAGCTGCACGCCCTGGTGACCCATCGCTGCGGTGATGAGATCCCGCTCGGCCATGTCGCCAACCGACGGCTGAAACTCGACGTTCGCTGCGAGGATCGCGTTTGCGGCAACGGTCGGCAGGGCGTCCGTGCCATAGGTCGCCTCGATCTTGGTCGCCATTGCAAGGTTACTGGCATAACGAGCCATTAGACGGCATCCTTCTTCGTGCGACGGCCGGAAGCGTCAGGCGCCGGCATCGTTTCGGTTTCAACCGAGGTTTCGGGAGCAGACGGATCCGCGGCATCTGCCGGAGCGCCTTCGGCCACTGCCTTCGCGGCAGCTTCTTCGACGCTCAAGGTGCGCTCGACGAGCACTTCCTCGCCTTTGTCATTCACGGTGTACGACCCGCCCGGCATCATTCAATCTCCTGTTGGTAAAAGGCTGTGGTGTAGGCATCCTCGAACCAGACGGTGCCGCCGAAGGCCTGTTGCAGCTCGCCGGCCGCGTGTTCCAGCGGCTCGACGTCGGGCGCCGGCACCCATCCGATCAGCTTGCGCCGGCAGTAGGCTTTGAGGGCATCGATGTCCTCGACAGCGGCCGCGTTGTTCTGCTGGGACAGGTTCTTCGTCACGATGACGACGGCGATCGAGGCGGCAGTGCGCTGTAGAGTGCGGCCGAAAGTTTCGCTTGGCGCAGACCGTTCCTCGGACACGAAGGCAAAGACGGCCGGGGTCGCCGCCGGCGTATCCTTGACGTCAGCCAGCGCGCCGGCGCCGCCCGAGATGCGGAATGGCGTACCTGTTTCCATGAGCCGTGCGAGGACTTCGGGTATCATTCGGCCAGCTCCTTCCGGAGGTACTCGATGCCCTCCGCGTTCAGCGCAGCGATGTCCTGTTCGGAGAAGCCGAGATAAGGCCGGGCCGGGATGGTCACGCCATGCTCGCCGATCGTCACACGGCGCAGCTCCGCGCCCTTGGTACCGTGCGGAACGAAGTGGGTGCGCTTGCGGATCTTCTTCAGCGACATGGTCTGCGACCGGGCGAAGTGCTCGATCGTGCCGCCGAACTGGTGGATGCCGGCATATTCGACATTCGTGCCGACCTCGGCCGAGCGTTCGTCGGATGCCGTGATAAGGCTCTGATAAAGCCGGGTGGAAAGCCGCAGGATCGTCTTGGTACCGCGCCGACGCCCGTTGACCTTGCGCGACGAGGTGCGCTTCGACAGCGGCTTCCAGGCAACGGCGTCGGGTCCGACCTGTCGCTCGAAACGACGCTGCGTTGACGTCAGCATGATCGCCGCGAAGTTCGACATCAGCTGTCCGGGATGACGCACGGCCTCGACCAGGCGCACGAGCGCGGACGTCGCCTTATCGTCGAGAACGACTTTCGAGCCGGTCATCAGAGATACCTCAAACTGTCACGGGTGAAGACGCGGGCCGGCGCGGAAGCGCGAACCTGACCGCCGCCGGCAGGTGCTGGCGTCGTGATGCCGTCGCCGAGCTGCACCACGCCTTTTGCGACATCCCGCAGGAACGACACCGCTTCATTGTAGGCGCGCGTCACCTGACTATCCTTGTCGGCCGAGGAGCCGTGAAGGTAGTAGCGGGCGATATCGGCCACGGCCTTTCCGAGCGCCGGCGGTGCGACGGCGAGCGGGAGAGCGATAGCCTTTGAGATGTAGCCATCAGCAAAGGCCGAGGCGTCGGCGATCGCGCGGCCGACAACCGCGTCATCGATCGTAGACACCGGGATGTTGGTGCGGTCGGTGAGCTGAACCAGCTCGACTTCCCCGAACCGCTCAACCAGCCCTTGCTTGGTGACGTAGCTCATTGCTTGCCCCGTCAGCCGAGGTCAGTGACGAGCATAGGTTCGTTCATGATCGCAAGCAGCTGCTCGCGGGTGAACGCCTCGACGGGGTACCTGACCTTTTCGGCAGGATGGGCCCGGCCGGCGCGCCGGAAGCCGGCCACCTTGGACGTGACCTCGACCTCCCTCACGCCGAACGACAGGATCCGCTCAAGCTCATCCATTTCGAGCTGCTCGCGCTTCTCGCCATATGCGAAATCCACGCCGCCGACCGAATAGTCCACAACGGGCTCCGGTTCAGCGAACACCGGCCGAGCATCGCCCGGCAGGGTGAAGCCGGGGAACGCTGCCTGGACGTGATCGAGGACGAACTGAAGGTTGATGCGATCTTCCTCGGTCGCCGTCCGACCGAGATCAAAGACGACGATATCGACCGGTTCCTCGACCAGCTCCATAGCCGAGGGGTCTGCGGACTGCACGCCAGGCAGCGCCGCGTCGAGTGGGGCAGCGGTACGCGCAACATCAGCTGCGGAGCCCTCTTCGGTATTCAGGGTGGCGACGGGATCGACGCCGGCGACATGAGCGATCGCCGCGTCTCCGGCCTGATCGCCGACGAGCGCCGGGTGCTCGTCCAGACCGGTGTTGGCCGGCTCGAACACGGGTGCTGCGGCCACGATCGGACGCGTGACCAGATCGGCCGCGAGATCGCCCGGCGCGTCGTTGTTCACATGCTCGCCAAGGCCAAGCGCGTCTGCGGCGCCGACCTCGTGGGCAACGCCGTCGCCGGTTGCTGCCGGCAGGACGACAGCGGCTGCGCCCGTGGAAAGAGCAGTCGCATTCTTCAGGTTCTTCGGAGCCATTTTGATTTTCCCTTCGGATCTTGCGGAGAGGATCGACACCGGTCCCCTCCGAAATATCCGCCGGCCAGGGAGGAGTGGCCGGCGGCAGTCCCTGCTCTGGGAGGATTAGGCGAGCAGGGGAACGACCATGACTTCCGCGGTACCGGCCCACTTGTTGGTCTCGCCGCCGTTGACGAGCGCGCTCTTGACGATCGCATTTGCCGCGCCTTCAAGCGCCGGAGGAACCACCAGGAGACGGGGATTGAGGTTGAGCGGACGGGCGTAGTCGCCCTTCATGGAGCCGATCGCCACACGCGCCGTCTCGTAGTTGGCGGCGTTCAACGTCTGCTTGGAGCCCCACGCCTGCTGCCAGAAACCGAAGCCGACCTGGCATCGCCCGTCGATGCCGTAGATGAACTCCTTGCGGAAGAAGACGTTGTCGTCGTCTTCCTTGTCCTTGCGGACGAGGTTCGTGAACGGCTTCCGGCTCTGGAAGATCAGCGGCTTCAGCGGACGCGACACGTCCATCAGGAACCACGGAAGGCCCGTGCCGCCATCGGTATTGGCAACGGACGTCGGCTTGCCGGCGGCATCGAGCACAACGTGGTCGACGTCGAAGAAGTACTGGCCGTCGTAGCAGAGGCTGGAGAAGCCGAGCTTCAGCAGCTCAAAGATCAGCTCATCGGGGAAGGTCTGCGCGGCATTGCCGAGCTCTTCAAACAGCGGCGCGTAGATCCCGAGGTTGTCATCGTCGAAGTCATCGCGATCAACGCCGATCGTGTTCTCGAACGAACGGTTCGTGAGCGTATAGCCATGCTTTGCGATGGCGTTGATGACGCGATCGCCAAGCCATTCACGGAAGCGCGGCGCCTTGCCGAGCCAGCCGTATTCGTTCGTCTTCGTGGTCGAAAGGACGGTCGTTGCGATCCGGTCCTTCAGCGACGAGGAAGACGCCAGTCCGCGTGCGAAGGCAGCGTTGAAGCCGACGCCGGCGGATTTGAGGGTCGCGTTGTTGATTTCCATGTGGTGCCCCTTAAGCGAACGTGACCCAGACGCCCTGGTCGTCCACGTCGTGAATTTTCCCGACAACCGAGCGCGTGTTGGTAGCGCTGGTTTTCGCGACGGTCTGGTCATCGACGCCGTATGCGTCGTTGCCGATATCGGCGCGGGTGATGAGGTCGGCCGAGGCCGAGTTCTCGTAGCGGAAGACGCCGAGCGAGGTTTCTGCAACCAGGGCGCCGTTGGCGCCGAGCAGGTTGTCCACCGTGCGCTCGTTGCGGGTGACGGCCTTCAGGGTCGCCACAGCCGTGACCGGCACGAGGAAGCCCGCAGCATTGATGCCGACCATTGCGCCTGCGTAGAGCTTGACGGCGGCGCCAACGGGAACATGGCGCTTGTGACGCTCGCGGCGCGGCGTCATGCGATCTGCGGAAAGAGCCGTCATCGGCCAGCCTCCATGGATGTCTTGGACTTGAGCATGTCCTCGACGCTGATGTTCATCTGGCGCATGACAGCGAGATCCGCGTCATCGAGCCCGGCGGTTGCGGTGGCGCTGCCAGCAGGCGGCAGAGCGGTGGATCGCTGGGCCGAAGTCAGCACCGGAGCCTTGCCGACGAATTCTTCAAACATCGTGAGGTTCGCCTTGTGCAGCGAGATCGCCCAATCCTTCTGGGCCGGCGTGATCTTGCCGGCGCGCATGGCAGCGGCGACGGCCGTCTCGGCATCGTTCTCGACCTTGTGCGTGACCAGGCTGTCCACCTTGGCAGCCATCTCCTTGAAGACGGCGATCGGCACATACTTGGTCGGGTCTGCCGCACTGGCGGAATGCGCTGCGGCGAACGCGCCGACGATCACATCTACGGGAGCGTTTTCGGGCTGACCGGCGGCGATCGCGATCTTCTTGCGATCGGCAAAGGCGGACTGGACGGCCGTCATCACCTGTTCGGACTTCGCATCCTTCGACAGGCCGGCTGCCGTGGCGATCGCCGTGGAGCTGGTGAGCAGCGAGTTGACGGCAGTCAGCACGTCATCCTCGCCGGTGCCATCGGCCAAGCCGAGGGCAGCGAGCACTCTTTTCATGGGAACCTCTGTTGTGGGTGGCTGGAAGTTGAAAACCGAGTGAGCGGAGACCTCAATCATGTCGAGGTTCGGCACGTTGGTGAGCGCGACGGTCTGCAGCGCCAGGACGTCGCCGTCCTTCGTGTGGAAGTAGACGGGCGACAGGTAGCGATATTCGCGGCCCTTGATCGCGGAGGCGGCGTTCGCGGTCCACTCGACGCGACCATAGAGACCGTCGTCGCGCGCCTGGACTTCCTTGATCCATCCAGCGGCAGGCGCTGGCTGACCATTCGTCAGGGCGTGGATGCTCTGATGTTCGTAGTCGACGAGGATGTCGGTGTTGCCAGCATAGCGTCGCGTCATCTCGGCGATCTGTTCGAGCTTGACCTTGTCGCCGGCATCGTACGGGCCGCGTCCATCACGACCCGAGAACTTGCCGGCCGGGATCAAAAGGACCCACGGATGATCGGCGGCCGTAGCCGGAAGATCGGCGGCGTGGGCGGTAACGAGGGATGCTGCGAGGAGAGCGGCGATGGCGGTTTTCATAACCGCATCTAGCGACTATGTTCCCGAACTGTCGGGACCGCGAAATCGCACACCGAGAGGCCGATCCCGGCCTATGCCCTCGCCAAAGACATATCACGGGGAGGATACGGGACAAGGACCGTTTTCAAAGCCGTTTCAAAGCCCTTGGACGCGCGTTTGGGGTCTGGCCGCGACAACCGGCCATCCGCACCCTTCCTGCCGCCTTCTAGGGCCGTTTATTGCGGCTTGGTTCCAACTGGACTATAGTGCCCTGGTGCGCGTGACACGGTGCTATTCTCCCTGCCGTAGGACTGTCTTCGGACAGGATCGCAATGTGAGGTTCTCGGGAGGCCTCACCGCGCATCACTCTCATCTTCGGTCCATGATCAGCTTCACGTCCGGACGAGCCAGCATGCGTGCGATGTTCTCGTCGCTGGCATAGCGGAACGATGTCACGAACGCCGCCTTCCGGGTTGCCGTCACTTTCAGGGCAGCGTAGCGCCAGCGGCCGTCGTTGAGCTTCACCAGGACGAAGGTCTGCTCTCCGTCCTGGAACACCATCGTCGGATCGGCGCCGATCGAAGGCAGGGCGCGATAGTCCTCGATCGTCAGCTCGGGATGCCGGCGCAGCTGCTTTTCCATAGTCTCGGCGGAAAGGATCGCGACCTGGACATCTTCCTGCACGGCATCGCGCAACGCGGCCGGGATCGCCATGACCGGCATGCTGCCCTGTGGATCTCGCACGAACCGCTCGAAAGCGCTGCTCGAAACCCGATCTTCGACGGCGGCTCGGACCATCTGCGGGGATGCATCAGTGACCTTCTCAGCAATCGACTGGTTGACGCGCGCCTCGTATCCGGCCTTGCCGGGATTGTAGGCCCAGCCGGGATCGATACCGTCCGGCACACGAACGATCTCGCCTGTGCGCTTGTTGGTGAAACTGCGGAACGTCTCGGCCGGCGGTTCGAAGTGCAGCTTTTCGCCTTCCGCGATCAGCTGATCGACCTCGCGCTGCGACAGGGACTGCATCGTGCACCGGCATCGCCAGCCGCAGGGCGCTGCCCAACGGTTCCAGTAGGGATGGTCGACGGGAAGCACGAGGTTATGCCGGCGCGCGTGCAAGGGCCGGACATGATCGTCGTCCATGGTGACGTAGCGCAGAAACGGCCTGGTCTTCTTGTTGCGCTCGAAGTTTGCCCAATGGCCGGCCGCATACGAGACGCGCATATTGGCGTCGAAGATCGTCTGCAGCCGGCGCGGGCTGCCGAGCTGCGCCGCGACGGTCTCGCCTGTCTGTGGGTCGGTGGCCAGCTTTTTGCCCCACCATCCCTTTTGCTGCAGGATCGGAGTGAGCTGCCGCGCGAACTGTTGCGGCGTCTGGCCTTCCTTCAAAGCCTTCTCAAAGGCGGCTTGAATGTCCTGCAGGATGTCGAAGCCGGCAGACTTCGCGACCGTGAACATCGTCGCATGCTCTTCCTGCCATGCATCCTGCCAGGAGAAGGTTTCAACGAGGTTCGGTGCGCGCTTCTCGAATGCCGCAATGGCCTCAAGCGGCGGCAGAGGCTTTAGCTCGGCAAGCACATCAGACCTCGTCGCTCAGATCGTCATTGCCAAGACCGGCCAGCCGGGAGGCAAAGGTGGCACGCGCCAGCATGTCGGTCATGGTACTGACGTCCATCGTCTTGAACCGATCGGCAAGGATCGAGCGCACCTCGTCGAGCGACGTCGCGCCGGCGATCTGTTCTTCGAGGCCCAGAACGATCGGCGCCACCAAGGGCTCCCAGCCATCTTCGCCGAGCAGCTCGTCAACCGACGTGTCGATCGCGTCCTTGCCGACCGGGATCGCGGCGCGCTGGGCGGCGGTCGGCGTTTTGCCTTTGACCGGAAGCAGCGGCTTTTCCTTTCCGTCATCAGCAGGCTTGGCTGGCGCGCCGAGCAGCTCCTCGTCCTCACCCGGATCCTCAATGCCCAGCTTGTCCCGGACAACCGACATCCCAACCTTGCCGCCCATATCGACGAACGTCTTCACGTTCCCCATCCACGCTGTGACATCGATCTCGTCCGGACGCCCGATCTTGATCTTCGGATAGGCCTTCTGCGGCCCTTTGTTCAGATCGATGTACGGCTTAACGAGGTCACGGTTCAGCGTGGCCGCGAGCTGCTTTGCATCCGATCGCTCAATGTCGGCTTTGACACCATCGTGGACTTTGCCGACCGCATATCCGCCGGCAATGGCATCGGTTGTTCCGGTCTGACCGAGGACGACTTTCGAAACCTGCTGGTCGAGCCAATCGCAACGTTTCAGGTAGAGCTCATGGCTGCCGGAGATATCGGCCTTTACGAACTCGACCGTCATCGACTGAGGAACGATCGCGGAATAGTCCACGCCGATGTTGGAGACGGCCTGCAGCAGCACTTCCTTGTCGGCCTCTGACGCGCCTTCGCCCCACTTGCCCAGGCGAAGAGGCTGACCGTACGCTTCGCAGAAGATCGCCCAGTCCTTCTGGGTGAAGCTCTTGAACAGGAACGTCCAGCAGACGGCACGCGCGATACCGCCTCGGATCGGAAGGCCCGATTTGATCTTGGCCTGATGGAATACCCACTTGTATGGCGCAAGCGGAACGTCGCCAGTCACATCCCGCAAGAGCGGCGTCTCGCCGTCATGGTCAGCGAAGCGGAACCAGCGCGGATCGCGCCACTTCAGCGCCTCCGGCTGCCATTGGCTTTCCGAGGTATCCCACATGATTTCGGTGCAGGAAAAGCCCTTGCCGGTGGCGTCAAGGATATCGACCAGCTCAGTCTCAAAGCAGTCACGCTCAACGAAGGCGCGGATCATGTCCGCGTTGGCGACGTCCTCGGCGCTATCGCTTGCCGCATCAACGGTCACGTCCAGCCCGGCGACCTGAAGCTTCCGGGAACCGAGCACGCCGGCGTAGTGGAGATCGCGCTCTTCCATGTCTTCGGCGAGCGCAAGGTAAGCCTCGGGATCGCCGTTGATGCTCGACTGCAGAAGGCGAGCGAGCTTTGCCGGCGTCAGGCCCGACGCCTGGTGCTCGGTGTTCGGCCGCCGCACGCCCATCATGGTCGGCGCGGCATGTTCCTTCTTCAGCATCGCGGTGCTGACAGGGTTGCCCCACTGGTCGATGATCTGGGCCATCAATAAATTCCTCTCGATCGACGCATGCTGCCAAGGCGCACCGCCGACCTGTCGTCACTGCCAGAAGCGATGTCGAACTTCGACGCCGCGCGGCCGGCAGGGATGTAGGCATATTCGTGCCACTGCTGGCGGCTGGCGAAATGTGCGAGCGCCAAGGCGATGGCATAGTCGCCGTGCCTTCGCTTGTTTGCCTCGCCGGTCCGCACGGCCGGCACCATCGGAATGCCGCGGATCACTTTGACCAGGCGCAGGTCCGACAGATGATCATCGTTCTTCGAAATGGCTATCGCATTGTCTTCGAAGGCCGCTTTCAGCGGCGGCATGTTGATCCGGTACCACTCCTGCGAAAACTTCACCGCATGGACGAGCCCACCTTCATTGTCCTTGTCGCGCAGGCCGAAGATCCGGCCCATGTCCTCGGCAACCGTCCAGCCCATGCCGGTCGCGTCGAAGGCTGCGCCCACCAATCGCGCGCGAACCTTCTGCAGAACCATCCGTGTGATCAGCTTCTGCTCATCGCCCGGCACGCCGCGAAGCTCGAACGTCAAGGCGCTCGCCCGCTTCAACATCTTGTCGATCGACATCAACTTGCCCACGGACAAGTCGGCCACGCGGGCAAAGTCGAAACCGAACGAGTAGCGAAGGTCGAGATCGAGCGTATCGAGCGCGGCCTCCAGCTCCGCCATGAATGGCGCCATCAGAATGGCGCGCTCAAGTTCGGATCGGTGCAGGAAGTCGCGCGGCAGATCAAGGGTGAGGACCGGTGCGCTTGATGTCATGCGCGCCTCGATCAAAGGCCCGGTCAACCAGGCGCCGCTGCCCATGGTCGGGATGCAGAACAGCTCCTCGTCGGCGCCTTCGCCATAGAAGCCGATGATCTCCTCGCGCCAGTCGGCTTCGCGATCGGCGGTCCATTCCTTGCCCGTGACAAGGCAGATGCGCTGATAGAGGCCGTCCTGCAGCGCCTCGTCGAAATCGATGTGCAGGTGGTCGTAGGAGGACCGGCCAGACAGGATGTCCTGGATCTGCACGTTGAACTCGTTTTCGGTCCCGTTGTGGGTCGAGCAGACCACGACCTGGCCGCCCCACATGAGGAAGGCGAGAGCCGCCTTCAGCAGCTCTTTGAGGTTATCAACGAACGCGGCTTCGTCGATCATGACCACGCCCTGCTTACCGCGCAGCGAGCGCGGCGCCGACGACAGGCCGATCACTTCGAAGCCTGAGGCGAACCGGATGCGGAATGCCTGGATAGACCGGACGCCCTCGTCGTCTTTGTCCTCGAAGAGGAACTCATCCATCTCCATCGCCGCGACCGAAAAGGCTTTCGCCCACATGGCGCAGGCGTCGATGAACTCGCGCGTCATGTCCTGGCTGTACGAGATGTACATGACGTCCATGCCGCCGGCGGCTTTCGCGCGGCCGGCGCGCAGCACGGCATAGGAGGCAAAGCCCCATGTCAGGCCGATGCGCCGGCTCTTCTCGATGAAGAGCACATGGCACGTAGAGCTTTCGAGCTTGGTGAGCGTGCGCGACTGATAGGGCAGAAGTGCCTTCGGCAATCCGACCTGCCCGATGACGTCCGGCATGAGCTCGGTGGAAGCGCGGCGGATCTCGGCCCACTCTTCCTTTGAGAACGGTGCGCTCACTTCTGCACCCCAAGGATCTGGCCGAGGATCGCGTCTGTTGTCTCGGCCGTCATGCCCTTGGCGCGTGCAACGGTTTGGACAGCTTCAGTTGCGCGGGCCTTGAACTCCTCTTCGACCTTCTGGCGCCGAGCTGTCGACACACCCTGCGCCTGGCTGGCGGAGCGCAGTGCATTCGCGAGCGCCATGGCGCCCTTCGGATCGAGGCCAGCTTCCCCGGCATTGGTCAGCAATTCGAAGATCAGCGTCTTGATAGCCTCGGCCGCAATTAGCGTGAGATCGTCCGAGGATTTCGCATCCCACTTCTCGGCAATCGTCGCGGCGATCTCGCGCGTCTGATTGAGCCGGTTGGAAAGGGTCGCAAGCTTGATCGAATAGCGGTTGAACGCCGAGAACGACGGGATGACGAAATCAAGTTCGCCACGATGCTCTCGCTTCAGGGCTTCCAGATCGTCGAAGAACTCCTGGTAAATGTCGATCTGTGTGCGGTCGCGGTCCTGCAGGTCGGCCGCTGCCTTGGCAACGATCGCCGCGCACTCTTCCGGCAGCAGCTCGATACCGGAGAGCCGGCTACGCATGCGAGCTACCTGCAGGCGGAATGACCGCCCGAGACGGGCGCTTCACGCCTTCGATGATCGTCTCACGCAGAAGATGGCGCCAGCCAAGATCGGTCAGCGTCCCGATCTTCACGGACCCGGCGTCAACGATGCTGATCGCGCCCATCATGCGAAGATATTCCATCTCGCCGTGGATCCACGACCGAGGCTGGCGAATGACGAACGTCTGCAGCACGAGCTCGATGGTGCTGCTGGAGAGGCTTTCGTTCACCTGTTCGGACAAAGCCCGCAGGATGATCAGGCGCGTGTCTTCACGCATGACCTTGTCGTAATCGATCGCAATCGGGATCATCAGCCCGCCTTCTTCATCTGGTCAACCAACACGTCGTTCAATCGCTCGCCGATGGCCTGGATCGGCTTGAGCCGTTCGTCCATGGACGAGAAGCGGCCTTCGAGTGTCGCATCCTGTTTGTCGAGACGGCCGACGATCGTCAGCATGGTCATCTCGATCCGGTGCGTCGTCTCTTTGTCCGGCAGGTGCTTCATGTCGTTCTCGATCGACTGAATGCGCCGATCGTGATCGATCAGTTTCGCTTCGTGCTTGGCAGCACGCTCTTCGAGCTTCTTCTCTCCTGAGGACAAGATGCCTTTCAGGAGGATCGCGAAATTCACGATCGTCATGGCGGCAACGATCCAGGACATGAGCGGCGCCAGATCGAGAGCAACGGTATTTGCAGTGTTCACCGGTGATACTTCTCTGCTTCGACGAACGTCTGGCAATCGGTGCACCGGCGAGCGGATGGCAATGCGAGGCGTCGTTCTCTAGGGATCGGATGATCGCATGCGATGCAGAGATCCGTTCCGGTCTGCGAGAGCGCGATGCTTGCAGCTATAACGCTGGCATCGCGCTCCTGTTCAGCCCTCACCGAAGCGAGTTCAAATGCTGCTTCAGAGAGGGTCACGTCCGGGCAGTTCCATTCGGCAAAGCCGCACGAGCTGCGACATCTGCTGCATAGTCGGTGATCTCAGCATCGGACCCGGCGCCGGTCATCGGCATCGTGACTTTCAGCGTTGGCTGCTTCGGCAGACTGAGGATATGGGGTTCGAGCAGCGTCCGGATATCATCCGGCGACGTCTTGCCGAACCGCTTCAGGGCGTCGGGAACCGAACGTAGGACATAGTCGATGGCCTCCTCGATCGTGCCGCCGGGCTGAAGGAGAAGCCTCGCGCCGTTGGCAAGTGCCGACTGAAGCGCCTCGCGGTGCTTTCCCTCGACGCTGATACCAAACCAGCGGTGGGCAATCGCGGAGATCATGGCCAGAAGGCCGACGATCAGGAAGTTGAGCAACTGCGGAAGCAGCTGCAACATGAGCAGTTCTTTCATGCGGCGAGATCCTCGTTAGTGATGAAGGGCTGGAGCATCGCGGCCGTGTCCTTGCCGACGATCCCGTCGACAACGACGCCACGGGCGCGCTGGAAGGTTTTCACGGCTGCTTCCGTGCCTGGACCGAAGTCACCGTCGACCGTGAGGAGGTAATGGCCGGAAGCCGCAAGACCGCGCTGAAGCTGATCAACAGCCGGGCCTTTGGACCCGCGCCGCAAGATCTTCACCACATCTGCCGTGTTCTGGTTGGCGGCGATCAGCTTCACCTGCAGCTCGGTCACAACGGACTTCGCCTTGCCGAGCTTCACGCGGCGATCGTCGAGGCCATTGCGGCCTCCGTTCACGACCTTGGTCACCGCGATCAGGTCATCGCGATCGGCGACGGCATTGAGCTTCTTAGTTGACCAGAAGAAGAACACGGCCCACGCCGCCCAGGGGAACTCGGCTACCAGTTCCGGCTTCGCCTCAAAATCCGGGCAACCCGGCTGGATGTCGCGCATCCACTTGGTGAACCGGCGATAGTTGTCTCGGCCGGTGAGCTGCAGCGGGCAGCGACCCTTGAAGCGCTTGCCGTCCCCGGCCTGGACGTTGCCGAGATCCTTGCGACCCTCATAGTCCGCGCCCGAGGCATATTCCTGGAGCGTGCAGAACCCGTCGCACTCATGGGCGACCTGGGCGAGAAGATGCGCAATGCGGAGGGCCGAGGTTACCTCGAACTCAATCAGCATATGAGGAAGAACGGCCGCAAAGCCGGCGATGATTGCTTTCTGCTTCTGGCCTATCTGGCCCGTCGAGCGCGGCACGATGGCGTACAGCGACGTAGCGTCAACCGAGGAAGCAAGAGTGGCAAGAGGCATGAAAAGACGTTCCTGTCGGGGTGCGGAATGGAGCACCGATGGAACTGTCTTGGATCATTGCGGAGAGTGGGTCATGGCTGCGAAATCGCAGCCCCACGGAACTAAAGCAGCTTGAGCTGCGGGTCAGCCGGCGGTCGTCTGCGACGGTGCTCGGCGACGGTGTTCTGCGAGACGCCCAGCCTACGGACGATCGCGTTCGTTGAATAACCCTTCTCGATCAGATCAGCAATGGCGGCGGCGCGGCGGCGCTTGTCACCTGCAATTGCCTGTGGGATCTCGATCTTCATAGAACCATAGGCGGCGGCAATCTTTTCGGCCGCTTCCAAGCCCACGACCTCGACAAGCCAATGATCGGCGGTCACCTGCTCGGGAATGTAGACGCGCTCCCCCGGCCGGGCACGTCCAAGCGCAATCGCCGCTTCCTCACCCGCAACGTTGGAGATGCGGTTGAGAAGCGGCGTGAGCCAAACACGATCCGTGGGATGCCCGCTAGACGTCATTGCACCTTGTTTTCTCGGATGCGCCGGCCGAAGGCGTTCATGACTGTGATCCATTCATCGGATGTCAGAGACCGTCCCGATACCTGCTGGCCGAGGATGCCTTTCACGGCATCCCAGAAGGCGCGCGGGATCTTCGCTTCCACAGCGCCGACGAGGATTACCCACTGCGCTTGGGCGATGCGGTATCCATCCGCACGCTGCCATGGCTGCAGGCGCGAATTGACGCTCCAGTCCACACTGGCCTCGCGGGTCAGCCACTTTTTAAGAGCCTCGATCACCTTGTTTGCGTCCTCCGTATCCTGAAGCCAGCGCACATGGTCGATACCGGTCTGCGACTTGACGAAGGTGACCAGTGCCGCGTCGTCGCGATCGCGGACAATGCCCAGGTTGAAGCCAGCGATCCAGAGAGCCTGAAGCTTTCCGGCGTACCGGCCGGAAAGCTTCTGCCGGCCGTTCTGGCGGCGCTCGATCGGCTTGAACCCGATCCTTCGGAACTCTGTGATGACGGCCTGGCGCTCATCCTCAGACATGTCCTTCGCCGAAGATTTCCCCGTGATGAGGTGAAGCTTGGCGCGGTAGACATCGTCGTCCAGCCCGAGCTGCTTCTGCGCAATCTTGATTGCTGCGAGCGAGGAGCCCATCGGTCAGACCTCGCCCCGTTCGAATGCATCGGCCATGCCGCGAAGACGAATAGCGACAAGTTTTCGAGCCTGCTGCTCGATGTCGCCCTGCAGCTCGGCAAGTGCTTCAACCATCATCCGATCCCGCAGCGTGGCGACAGGATCCGGACTTGCAGGTTCCGTAGGCGCTTCAGTCACCAGCGTTTTCTCGGCAGGCACCGCAACTGAGAGAACCTCTTCGGAAAGTACAGTCGTGACCGGCGTCTCTTGGACTGCAAGCTGCCCCTGTTTGACGAACGTATCTCCACCACGCTCCGGGCGATCAATGGAGCCTGCCTCGATCGCTGCGATCAGGCGGTTTATGTCCTTCTCGCTCGGCCGAGGATAGCCGAGAGAAAGCATATCCTTGTTGAAGCTCGTGGTGACGAACTTGGTTCCCATCCGGTTGACAGAGATACGATCCCATACCGTCTGAACCGACGAGAACGCAGGGCTTTCAAGTTCGTCAAAATAGGCGATGCCGGTCGGCTTGTTGAAAATCGTGCTCATCAGAGTTGTCCTTTGGTCTGAAGGGGCGGAGTCCCAGCAGAGGTCCGGGCAAACGCAGTACTGGCCTCGTGGATCTCGGCGTCGAGGATCATTGCAGCCGTCACTGACGGCTTCGGGCATGGAAGCAACGCCTCAATCGGGGCGTTGGGATTGGCCATGAAGATGGCGGAGCAGTCGAAGAACATTTTCCGGTTTTTGTGACCGCCGCATTTCTGAACCAGAGGTGCCCCACAAACGGGGCAACTCTTGAGTTCATCGAGCTTGGCGATGCGCTGGGCGAGGACGACCTGTTTCATGTATCGACCTCAACATCGGCGCCTTCGATCCCCTCAGCGGACTTGAAGAAGACCGGAGTGAAGATACGGGCGAAGACATGCTCGACGGTCCATCCAAGTGCTTGATGCTCTGCCCACCTGGCATCGCTCGCAGGATCGCTGGATGGAAACGATGCTTCGATCGCTTCAGCTGCGGTCGCTCGATAGGTATACCCAAGTAGGGTGCCCGCCGCGTTGCAGAGAGCATACCCTTGCGAGTACGAGTTTAGCTGACGGGGCTCAGTCATCGACGTGCTCCGGTCTGTAGGCTTGCTGACTTCTGAAAACTCCGGTTTTGTACAACGAACTCGAAAGTCCGGAGACTGCACCGAAAATGCCAACCGAATTCAAAGGCGCTATATTTGCATGCTTGGCGGTTACTGCTTTCATGGTCATGATCCCGCCGGCTATGCTGGGTGGCCGGGAGGACACCCTCGGACATTTCCTTTACGACTATCAAACACTGATCACTGGGTTCGCGGCTGTCGGAGCTGCATTTGTTACCGTCTGGAAAATGACGGAAACCGAAATTGCTCAGGGGAGGCGTCACCAACAGTCGATTGATTTGGCACAGCGTGCTGATCGCATCGCTCTTGAAAGAGCTATCAATCCTCAACTTAAGGATTTGGCTTCCGTTCACGCCAGTCTTCAGGCTCTGGACTTGTCCAAAGACCGCTTCAACGATGACAGGGGGGATCCAGAGTGGCGACTGGTTTCCTCCATTTGCGGACCTTACTTGAGGGCTTTGCGCAGCTTTAAAGAAATTTGTTCCCGGCAGGCCTTTATCGATGGCCGGAAGCTGTTTGACGGGGAACTTACCATGCTGCTTGAAGTCGCTGAAAGCCTCAGCGGATACATTACGGCGAGCCTGGCCCAACATGATGAAATTATTGATCCACAGAACCCCAATGATAACTTCGAATATCAGCACGAGTTCGAGGATTTCGGCCCGGGCCTCATTGAAGAGGTGAAGATGCTGCCGCCACTGATCGCAAAGATCGTGACCAAGCTCCAGCAGACTGAGAATAGATACTTTAAAGATTGAAAACATCGTACTCTATGCCCGCGCCATATCGATGGTGACCGGCTGCCAAGCATCGGTGTTCTTGGCGCGACGGTAGAACCGGATGTATTCCTTTGATCCCGTTACACGCATGGCATCACGGATCGCGTCCATGGCCCGCGTCCAGCGGGGATCCTCGATTTCGTGACGGAGGAGCATGAAGATCTCCGAGCGATTGATCTTGCCCTCGCTGTCAGTGTTGAAGGCCCGTGTGACGATTGACTGGATCTCCGGCCGGCTGTCGGCCGACCATTCGTTCAAGCATTCGTCGATCAGGCTTTTCGCGACATGCAGCTCGGACCCGAAGTCGATCAGCTCCTGCACTTGGATCTGAACCTTCATCAGCCCGTCAAAGGTCTGATACGTCCGGTTCCCCTTGGCGCCGCCGATCTTCGCACCGTAGTTCTGTGCAATCAGGGCGTCGAAGTCTCCGAGGTCCGTCATCGTGTGTCCGCGGAACCGAGTGATCTGCTCATTGAGCGAGACCGCAAAATCCATGATTTTGCGCACGGTCTCGTCTTCGAGCTTGTGCTGTGCCTTGACCATTGACAGCGGAACGTAAGAGCCCTTCGCATCGATCATGAAGTCGCGGCCGTTGATGGCGATTACGCCGTCCGTCCGTTCTTCCAGAATTACTGCGTCCATTTTCATCTTCCTTTTTTGAACGCGTCATCGGCGTTCTTGAGGTCTTTGGTGGCGTCGGCGAGATGATCTCGCGCTGCCTTTTTTACCGGCCGTGATGCGCTGGACGACGGCCCGGAAACGGAACGACATTGTTACCTTCGGGTGCAGGGCCGACGTTGTGGCGAACGATCGCAAGCTGCCGTCCAAGGGCGCGGTTCTCCTCCTCGGTTTCTTTAGCGAGCGACACGACGGTGTTCATCCGGCGGATCAAGGCGCCGATCTCCTCGCTCGTGAAAAACTTTCCGCCATGGACATAATCCTTCAAGCGATCGCGGATGACGGCTGCATGATCAGATGCAAGAGCGCTGGTAGTCATGACTTCCTCCCGAAATCTGGACGGATGACCGTGCCCTCGGAGGGCAGCATGTTGGCCAAGGTGTCCGTGGCGGTCTGTTCGATGCGGGTGCGTAGTTCGCGTCCGGCTTCGGTCTGGCGAAGGATGGAAAGCTCATGCTCCATGTTGATCGCCATCTTCTGGAGCACGCGGAGCTGCTCATCAAAGGCGGCAGCGAAGATGCTGTCGACCAAGGCGTCGTTTGCGTCTTTGCGCAGACGGTCGAGGCCCTCGCTGAGGGACTTGTCGAGCGCCTTCCTCATGCGATGTCTCCCAGATCCCGGTTCTTCCAAGCCATCTGGAGGTGCTTGAGCGTCACCTCGTCGCCGTCGCCGATCGCCACCATTGTGGCGAGCTTCATGGTGCGGTCGATCTGGCGGAGAGCACCCGGCTTCATCGCGATCCCGAGCAGGAACCGGATCATACCTTCGTCCTGGACGTGCCATGCTTCGATCAGGGTGCGGGCGTCATCACCACGGCTCGGCTCGCGCTTCAGGCGCTTGTCGAAGCGCGACAGGACCTGTGCCCGGCTAGAAACCGACCGCGACTGTTCCTTCATGAAGTCGCTGGCCGTGTGCTCATTGCCGAGCAGCGCGACACCGCACTTGTTGATGTCGACGAAGTGCCGGAGCTGGTTGATCGCTTCGGGGACGAGGTTCTGCGCTTCGTCGATGATCAGGATCGAGCCATCGCCAATCCGCTGCAGCTTCCGACCGATGGCCCGGACCAGTCGCGCCGGATTGTGCTCCAGGACGTCGAGCTCCGCAGCCAGTTCAACGAGCATCCCGTGCACCGTCTTCGTGTTCGGGCTGATCGTCGCAAGGTAGGAATGCGGCCGCGTCTGGCAGAAGTGCCGGGCTGCCGTCGTTTTGCCGACACCTGCGTCGAGCGTGATGGCAACGAAGCCGGCTGTCACCTGAGCGTAGGCAAGCGTTTCGAGGATCTCGCGGGCTACCTGTGTCTGCTGGAAGACTGGCGAAATCGGAACGCGGGAGGCGAGCCCCTCGTTTTCCTCAAGCGCTGCCAGCCAGTTGCTGATCTGGATGTTCTGGTTGACCAGAACGCCGAGATACTTGCCCGATGCCCACTGCGAAAACGTGCCTTCCGGAATGTCCGTGCGGCGTGCAATTGCCGTCTTGCTCCAGCCATTCGCTGCAGCCGCCCCGATGACGCGGGAGATCAGCCTGCGCCAGATCTCAACATCCTGCGCCGGGTGCTTGGCTACAAACTCGGCTGTCGGCTGCGGGTGTTCCCATCCGCTACTTGTGCCTGTGGTGTTTTTCATCTACTTGGTTCCTTGCTTAAGTATTCTCGGGCGCCCCTTCACTGTGGCGCCCATTTTTTTGGTCGGAACCGTACGCATTACTTTTCGGCTCTGGTCTTACGGCCGGGCTTTGATGACCCTGCCGCTGTCTTCCCCGAGGGGAATGGGATGATCGCGCTGTCTTCGCCCATGATCCGGGCAAGTCCGCGCGAGAAACTGTTTTCAAATTCACCGTCAGCGATCGCCTCGGCCGATACGGCCGGAGCAAGGTTGCTGCCTGTGATCAGGCGGGTGACGACGGGGCGTGGCGCCGGCGCCTCTGGACGCTTCTCGGCCTTCCTGGCCTTGGCGTAGATGTCGGCCAGCTCGTCCGCCGCGATCGTGCGGTTGAGCTCGAGCAGTGACTTCTGGGCCTTGGCGTAATCGGAAGCCTTTCGCGCTGTTTGGCGAGCGGCTGCTTGGCAGTCGAAGCCATGCGCAAGAATGCATTCGGCATCACCGAGGAACCGGCCGGCGCCATCGTAGAGCTTGATCGCGCCGTGAAGGTTGGCCGGGTCGAACCGAATGGTCAGCTTCTTGCCGATCCACTGGTTGAGAACCGGCGTCCAGTAGCGGTTGCCGAGATAGTGGATCGCGCCATCGGGCTTGCGGGCTGTGACGTTCTCGGCTGCCAGCATCCAGAGAGCGCGCTGCGCGGTGCTCGAGTAGCGCAGGATGGTAGAGGGATCGGCAACAGACTCCGCAAAGACTGCGTTGAAGCTGCGACCATCGGCCATTTCTGTGCGGCGCCCTTCGCGGGCGTTGTGCTCTTCGACCATGGCCGCGACGTGCTCCTGAAGCACATCGAGCTTCACGGCGCTGCGCCCGTAGTTCTCGGGCTTTTCGTCCACGTTCGGCCCTGTGTAGGCTCCGGACATGGCCGGGTGCCGTGAGATCTCGTCAGCCAGATCTTTCCAGGCGCGTTCGATTGGCTTTGACCGGCCAGAATAGGGCTTGGTGAAGTGCGCGTTGATATCGAGCGTCTTCAGCAGGCCGGCGACCTCGTCTTCCGTGATCTTGAACCGGTTGCGTGCCGTCGCCTGACCAGAAATCTTCTTCGAGGCGAACGCGCGGCCGTTGTCCATGTAGATGTGGTAGGGCAGCGCGCCGTCCGCGTTCTCGATCATGGCGCCGATGCAGGAGCGAACGGCCTCCCACGTCTCGGCTTCCGACAGGATCCACGACAGAACCTTGCGGGAGTAGATGTCCTGGATCCCGATAAGGATGACGCGGACAGGCACCTTCTTCCAGGGCACGCGCACGAACAGGTCGAGCTTGTGCCCATCGGTGTTGACCATCTGCATGGCGTGCAGGTGAGCAACGGAACGGGTCTGCGCCGGGAACAGCCGAGCGGCAGCTTCCTTACCGTCCCGTGCCAAGATCTGCACTGCCTTCGGCACCTCGGCTTCCAGACGCCGGCGTAGGGAGCGCTCGGATGGGATCGGCGACCAAGCGTTGGCCTTTGCAGCCGTCATCATCCGGCGGAAGCAGGACGAGAACTTTGGCTTTTCGGGCCGAAGATAGTCTGACTTCAGCGTTGCCCAGGCGTCCGCGTGGCAGTCCGCACGTTCGACGACAATACCATTGACCGCTGGCGAGAAAGCCGGCGCAAGCGCCGCGAGCCAGTCGGCCCGCGCGTGGCCTTCGACCATCTGACGCCAATTGTAGTACGTCCGCTCGGCGACATCTGCCATGCGTGTGCAATGCTTGACGGCATCGGTTGTCTTGATGCCAGACTTCTCCATGTCGTCGACCGCGATCAACACGTTGAAACGCTTCCGGCAGATCGCCTTGTGCTCGTCCGTCAAGGCTTCAAAGCGGCCCCAAAGGAGCTTTGAAACGTCTTTGACTGCCGCAGCGGTAAGATCCGTGTTGAGGAAGGCGAGCTTCTGCCGAGCTTCCTGCGGCAGAAGCGAATAATGGTACTCCAGCCCGCCGCCACGCTTGGCCAGCGACCGGAATTTTCCGGGCTGCTGATCCCATCCCGCGCGGTCCGCATGATCGTGGATGCGCCGGATGGACGTGGGAAGGCCCGGCAGCTTTGCCTCGGCAAGGTCGGGGATGGTGAACCACTCTTTCATCAGCGGCCCCGACGCTTGGATGCGACTGGCCGGGCCTGAAGCGTCCTAAGTTCGGCTGCCAGCTCACGCTGTTCCTGCCGAAGCCGCCCGATTTCGGCGAACCGGGCCTCGTCCCCTTCGAGAAGGATGAAGCCGTCGTCGCTCAGCACAACATCCCAGAGCCAGACAGCTCCGGTTGCCCGGACGAACGCCTTGAAGCGCACGAGGCTGATGTCGTGGGCCGTCTTGCTCTCGGCTGTGTAGGCATCAAGAGCGCCCTTCGACACGGACGACAGGCCGAGGTAGTGCGCCATACGGGCAGCGATCGTCGGCCGGTCATAAGGGCACTCGCGGATGGCACGGGCCATCTCGCGCTTGAGCAGAGAACGAAAACGATCGAGATCGATCCGCTCGGCAGCCTGCCGAACGGGGAAGACGGCTTCGTTGAAGAAGTCGAACTGGTGAGGATCGCGCTTCATGCCGCGCGCTCCAGGAAGGAGAAGTCGGCACTGGAACCGACGTGATCGAGGAAGCGACGTTGCGTGTCTTCGTCGGCCTTGTGCCAAAGAGCGGCCATCTTGTCGAAGATGGCTTCCTGCGGATCGATCTCAGCCTTCGGCCCCTTGAGCCACTGGAGGACCGGCTTGAGATCAGGGCTTTCCTTAAGCGCAGCGGCGACCTTCAGCTGATCGTCGGCCGAAAGCTTTGCAAGCTTTAGAAGAGCAGATTGGTCGGTTTCGGCATCGGTGCCACGCACGGCCTGACGCAGTGTCGGGTGCAGGTTTTGCCCGATCCGCGTGACCTTCTTGTATGTTGTGTCGCCGAACCCGAGGCGGTCCTGCACTTGCTTGGCAAGTTCACGTCCGGCGGAGAACACCGAAGGGCACTCGGTGCCCTTCGGGAGCTTTGAGCCGATCTTGAGGTTTTTCGCACGGTCGATCTTGCCGTGCTGCTCCTCCCACAGACTGCGATACGTCATCACGAAGATGGCGCGATCGAGCGGGTTCAGCTCGTTGCGGTAGAGATTCTCGGAGATCTCTAGCATCTGCGCTTCCTGCGCATCTGCCTCGACGATGATGGCGTCGATCTCGGCCCAGCCAAGCAGCTTGGCAGCCGTGGTGCGATAGCCGCCGGCAACCAGGGTGAAGGGCGTAGCACCCTTGTTCTTGGCAGGCGTCCGGCGGATCATGATCGGACTGATTTGGCCGCGCTCTGTAAGCGAGGCGGCGATCATTTCGACATAAGCGGGGTCGATCGGCCGGAGCCGGTCGCCAATGTGGATGTCGGAAAGGGGTGCACGGATGAACTCAGCCATTACGCGGCATCCTCTACGGCTTCGTTCAGTGCGGTCATGAACAGATCGTTGGCGCGGGCAGCGATTGCCCGGTAAGTCCGCTCGAAGACAGGCTCATCGCGACGATAATCGACCGTGCGAACAGCTTGGCCGACCATGGTGCGACCGACGCTGAGGAGCACCATCACGCGGCGGCGCGGGATTTGGAACTGGACCATGAGGACATGGATGGCAACCTGACGCGCAAGCGCGGCGTCGAACATGTCGACCGGCGGATCGATGATGAAGCGGATCGGCAGGTGGTTGAAATGGGACCGGCTGGCACGAAAGGCAGCTTCCACCATGGCCTGCATGCGCTCTTCGGCGGAGAAGGGATTGAGATGGCTCACAGGCTGGCCCTCGCAATGCTGATGATGACCGCGACGAGACCCATGGCGATGACGCCGAAGATCATGGTCGTGTCGGCAGTCCGGCAGATGGATGAGCGACCCGGGATAAACGGATTACTGCCAAATTCAGGCGTCACTTTCGCCATAGGCTTGAGCACGGAAACGCGAGAGACTTCAGTTGTGGCGCGGACGGCGCCGTGACTGACGGCCGGGGACTTCGGGTCCCTGCGGCAATCGTCGCGGTAGGCTAGAGCAGACGGTTGTTCGTTCGCGCCCACCATCACGCGGCACTCCGGCCGACGTTGGCATACTTCGGCGAGAGGATCTTGGATGTCGTCTTGGGATAACGATCAGGGAAGAGCTGCTCGACGGGCTCGCCCAGGAAGTCGGCGATCGCCTGTTCAGATTTTGCGTTGGGACGGTTCCAGATCGTGCGGAAACCCCCAGGACTGACATTGTTGATCTCAGCCAGTTTCGCTAAGGTCATCCCACGGCGGCGAAGTTCGCCTAGGATGGCGTGACGGTCCCACTTTCGGGGCTTGGTCATCCGGTTTCTCCTGCGAAAAGCGGATGTTGGCGCATCCGCTTTTTGTTGAATGTTATTGAGCACAAGCAGCCTGCATGATGCGGCTGCCATTGATAGGATTAAACCGTGATCCGGGTTTTGTAAACCCAATTATTGGTTTTTTGGATTTTACGTGGCTAGACCAGAGACACCCCCGAAAACGGCCTTAAGCGCGCGGTTGCGCGAGGCTCGGCGTCACGCGGGTGATCCAGATCGGGATGAGTTTGCTAAGAAATTGGGCTTAGCGAAGAACACGTTGGCGTCTTATGAGCGCGGCGACAGCGCGCCGGATGCTGAAACACTAGCCATGTACCGTCTCCAGCTCGGGATCGACATCAATTGGTTGGCGACCGGTCAAGGTGAAATGATCGAAGGCCCGAAGCTGCCATTGTCGCTGCAGGCGGACTTTGTTCGCTTGCCTCAGTATGATGTTGCAGCCTCAGCCGGACGTGGTGAGATCACTTACGTTGAGCATGCGGCGAACGAGGTGACGTTTGAAAAACGCTTCCTGCGTGGTCTGGGTGCGCAACCTGAGAGCTGCTTCCTCATGTGGGCAAAGGGCGACAGCATGCTGCCCACATTCCCAGATGGGGCAATGCTGATCGTCGATCAAAGCCAGCAGACAGTCGATGATGGCAGGATCTATGTCTTCAACGCTGAAGGCAACCTACTAGTAAAGCGGGCTCGCTGGCGGTTTGACGGTAGCCTAGACCTGATGTCAGACAATGTTGCTGGCAACTACCCGGTGGAAAGCTTTGTCACAGATCGCATCGTCGACCTGATCGTAGTCGGCCGCGTTGTATGGTACGGCCGGTCTGCCTAGGTTCATTTTCCTAGCAAATTTCGTAAACTGAGAATCTTTTCCAGCGCCGATTGACTCCCGATCACGATGAGAACAAATTAGGAACATCCGCAGCGTTGAAGCAAGGAGTTCCTGATGGCCTTACAGACCAAATACATCATTGTGCCCTTCAAAAAGGTGAAGGGAGGCGCGGTCGTTCCAGGTGAAATGCGAACGGCGTCAAACGAAGGATCGGCCGAGCGAATTGCTGAGGCTATGTCGGAGAGATTTGCAGGAACCGCCGCTTTCGAGGTTCTTGCCGACATGGAAACCGGCGAGATGACCAGTCCGAGACTGCTTTGCAAGTTCGGAAGCATTGTCGATTTCGTAGAGGATGCGGCGGCAGCATGAGCGCGACAAACGAGATCACGACAGCTGAGATGCCAGAGCTTGACCAAGTGCTGGCTTACCACAACGGCGACACCATCGCCGCCATCGAAACGTTATTGAAAGACTGCCACCATCTCCGCGAGCAACTCTCTCGGGCAAGTTCTGCCTTTAGCATTGGCTTTACGCGCGGCTAG